GTAAATACACAAGTCTCTTGAAGTATTCTAAGGACAAGACAACTGGTAAGAGAAATGATCAATACCCACCTAAAATTCGTTGCAATATTCCTAATAGAGATGATGGTTTTTCCACTCAGTTTTTCCGTCCGGGTGAGGATGGTCGTTCTGATCCCTTACCAGTAGACAATATCCCTGATAGTGAACACAATATTGCGAACTTGCTCCGTGGAAGTAGTACCGGTTCCGTTCTTCTTTCAATGAGTCTCTGGGCTTCTGCTGGATTGGGTTTTGGCGTTACTATGCGGGCAGTTCAGATTAAGGCTCAGCCTCGCACAGGCGCCATTTCCTCCGGAACTTGTCTACTTGATAGTATGATGGAGGGTGATCATCCAGAATCTGCTCCAGCACATTTGACTGAAGATCCTGATTTGGAGTTTGAGGATGCTGAAGATGTTGATGTAGATGATCAGCTTGAAGAAGAACTTCTTGAGGAGGAAGCAGGCGAAGAAGAACTTGTTGAAGAGGAAGAGCTTGTCGAAGAGGAAGAAGTTGTCGAAGAGGAAGTTGCACCACCTCCACCTCCTAAACCTGCTACTAAGACAGTTCGTCGTGTTGTTCGTAAGGCTGCTTAAAACGATTATACTATGAGTTGCTTACTATTTTGATGTAAAACAAAGTAAAAAATTTGTCTTGTTTAGATCTTTCTTACTTTGCTTTAAGAGTCTTTGTTTCGAAAGACAAACTTAAAATTGAATTGAAATTAAATATTTATAGAAAATTTGTAAAAATAATGGAACTAAAAGTGGTGTTGGTTGAATGTTTCGATCCAAATAAGGTCAATTTTTCAAAATTACGAACCAATCGTAGCGGTCATAGAAAAAACAGTTTTCTTATTTATAACGATTCTCCTTTCTACTTGGTTTTAACTGATACTAATTTTCCTTGTGGTGCTGTTTCCAAATCGACCACTTATATTTCCGATCAAACTACTGTATATCCCAATAAACCTCCGGGAGATAAGATTGGTGAACCTGAACGCTTAAAGGAATATTGGGCTATTATTTGTGAGTTAGGTCCCGAACAACTGGAAAAGTTCCAAAAACTTGATCAGCTGGTTATTGATTATGTTCTTGGGACGCCAGAAATATTAGCTTCTCTTAATTTAAAGGACCCTCGAGAGACGATAAATAAAGAGCAGTTACGCGAAAAGGTCACTGCAATGTACTCTGGTATTTTGAAAAAGGAAACACTCAGTTATCCCATAACTGATCATTTCTCATATGGCGAGAAATGCTCTAAAACTTACAGAACCGATCGACGAGATGTGAATAGTCTAGATCTGGATCAAGGACGAAAAATACCAAATGACGAGGATGTCAAATACCAAAATACTCTTAAAATTAATATTGCATCTAATCGTGGTACTGGGTTTATGTGTACATTTTTTGATCAAACCCGGCCCCAATCCGTGAATGGTATTTGTTCAGACAGGAAAGATCCCAAGTTTATTAAAAACTTGTTAACACCTGGTTCTAAGGGAGCAGTTTTATTTGGACTATCACTATGGGTTAGCTCTAATGGATTTGGAGTAAATCTTCAGGCTGAACAAATCAAAGTTGAGCAATTTAACACTGAACAAGAAGAAATATGTTTTTTGGATTTATAACACAAACTTAGGTCTTTGAATAACTTTACATCATTGTGCATTTGTTTTGTTCGGTTTCTTTCTTTGGTTCATCCATATTTTCTTGTATACTTTTTATTGACGATTCGTTAATGTCATATGCAAGGGACAAATCAGAATTATTTGATAGTGATAATTGATTGTGTACCGATACAGGATCATCGTCTAATTGTTTCACAATAGTGCTTGGCACTGATGTTGTACTGAGTACAGGGACTGAATTTTGTTGTTCAAAATAATCTAATTTTGGAGGGACGGGTCTGATTGTTGATAGCTTGTCGGTGAAATCATGATATTTAACAATTGGCGTTGAAAAAAGCTCATCCAATAATTCATCACAATTCTTTTGTCTCCAAACATCAAGATCAAGATCAATTCCTTGGTGAAGTTCTAAATTAGTAATCTTTGATAATGGAGATTCGGATTCAGTATCTAATTTTCCTAAAGAAAGAAGAGGTTTGCACTGTTTAGTATGATCTTGAAACATCAAATCACTATTTTGTAATAATCCAGTTTGGATAGCTTTTGTGTATGGTACTAAATTACAAGATTCATTGCTTTCGGTTGTTAAACTATTACTTGGACTATTTCTTTCAAGGGAAAAATCATTAGCGCGGTCTGATTTATTTGTACTTTCAGGGCTAAAATAAACTTCGCTATTCGAATCACTTTCACTTAAAAAATCATAGGTATATTCGGAACTCAGTCTGTGACTGATAGCATCGCGACTCAGATTGGTTGGTGATATTGGCCTAGTTCGTACTGAACCAAATATAGAAGTGGGTGAATCTTGCATTGTACTAGTTTTGAGAGGTTGGAAAATAATATTAAATTTCACGATTAATGATCCATAGCAATGATTTATTGGATCATAAAAACCATAACCTGGAAAGATTACTTCGTCATTTGAATTTAAAAGTCCTGTTTTCTTAATAATCAAAGCTTCGCCATTAAGATACTCGACAATATGTTCGAAACCATCGACTGCTTCGTTATTTGTAAGATCAAGTGTTAAGTAAACATTTGGTCCTTCAAGAATAAATAAAGGATGGGTATCCAATTCCAAAATTATTGCCAAGTTTCCAATAGTGTTACCAATTTTATTACCACAGTTAGGAAAATAGAGAAACGTGTTTGGTAAGGAGCAAGGTGGAACTGTAATCGAAAAAGAAACGGTTTCCTTCTTATTCCCATTGTTTCGGAAATAAGTAATATCTCGTTGAGTTCCAAGGTATAACTCTTTCAGACTTACGGGTAAACAATGATAAATGCAATTAGACGGAGCACAAGTATAGTAAGATGCGAATTTGGGTTCCATTATAATAATATATCTAATGGCCAACTCATCTTAAATGTTTATAAATATATTTTGCTAAGATATATGTCTTATAAAAATTTAACAGACCATTTGAAATATCACAATCCAGTTTCAACTGCCATCACAGCTCCCAGAATCCCAATTCCAAAAGTCTTGTTTCCCAAAAAACATCAATACAAAATTCAAGAAACAAATTATGGTGATCGGAAACAAAGTTTACATACAAAGCCTAATAATCAAGTTAAATTATGTACAATTACCACTGATGATTCATACTCAACTTCAATGCATTCCATACCAAAGGATACTTTATCCAGTCAAGCGTCTTGTTCTTTAGGACAAATCTATAATTTAGAAGCCGATAATCCCACAGTGGATCTGCATATAAGTGAAGAGTCCTTATGTGATATAAATATTGACAAAGATAAAAAATCAAAGCCTGTATCCCACAACAATTCTATCTACACTACACGTAAGGATCGGATTAGTAATAACTTTTCGCAACATAAAGGTATTTCATATCAGCGTTCTATTATGAGTATGAATAAACAAGAAAAAGGAGAGTGTAAAAATGAAGAGGTTGGTCAAGGAGCGCGGGTCCCTTTTTGTCAATCCAAATCCATCAATGAACTCATATTGATTTCAGATCAAAATGCACAAGAACTTTCTAATACTATGTTCCCATGCAAACTGAGTCGCAACGCTCTTAGTCACGGACTTAGTCGTTATAGACTAACTAGTCCTGTGACGATGTTATCATATAATCGAAGCTTTGAAAACAACCAGGATCGGGACACACGTACGCAATGTATCAAAAGGTTGAATTTACAGGAAAATGGAGGGTTCAAAACTATGAATAGAATAGACAATAAAAAAATACCTAAAGAAAAAATTAAATTACCATTCAATATCGCAATTTTGGTCCACCTTTATCATAGTATTGATATAAATACACGAATTTTAAAGCAATTACTACCTTTTCTTGACTATTATGATGATGGTTCACTATTTTTTTATTTTAGTATTATCAATACGCCGAACGCTGAGCGCCTTAACAAACTAGTCAATGATATCATTGGAACACGAACCAAAAATATTGAAATTATGCATAATCCCAATCGAGGTGGAGATATTGGAAGTTTTTTATTACTAACTGAAAAACTTTTGACTAGTGGCAGGAATTATCAATATCTAATGTTTTTTCATACCAAATCCAATCATATTTGGAGAAACACAATGATTAAAGCCTTAAATACTTTGAAACTCGAGCATCTAACTAAATTTTCTGATATAGGTTTGATTGGTTCAAATAATTATTTGTATCATTTCCACTATACTTCTAATAATGATTATGAACAGCATCTTCAAACAATTAGTGAGACATTAGGTATGCCGTATACTTTAAACGAAAATGACAAATGTCCATTTATAGCTGGAACGATCTTTCTATTGAATACCCAAGTAATTAAAGGGTTAGATCCCAAAAAACTATTAACGCTTTATCAGCGATTAAATACTGCTTTCACGATTGACTATAATTGGCAAGAGAAAATGCACCAATTAAAGAAAAAGGTCAATGGGGCTAATAATGATTATCATTATCGACATCTTTATGGTAAAAGCCTACATTCCGATTTCATGATTGAACATACTTTGGAACGATATATTGGCATATTAGTTAAAATGTCTGGTTTAAAAGCCTATGGTACTGGCATATCTACTAAGTACTAAGGCCAAATTTTCTATATCAGTGAAATGTTTTTCGCATTCTACTGATATATAAAGCTATTTTACAAAACCATTGGGAAACCCAAACCACCTCCTGCCAAACAAGCGATATTTTGAAAATGTTGATAACATTCACAACAGAGAACTCCACCCTCGCTAAACTCTTTGAGATTTTCTTTTGTACCACACTCTAAACATGCCACACAATCGTCACAATAGAGTCTACGTTCTTCATCATCCCATTGTTCCTGAACAATGGGTGTTTCAAGAATATGTCCACACCATAGGCAATAATGGGTCATATAATTTTCATCATAACAAAATTCGCTTAGTAGAGAAATTCTCTGGTTAATTAACGAAAAATTATTATCATATTTGGGAAAATCTGTGAAAAATTGACCAAGTAAATAAACAAACCAAAAAATACCTTGATCATGTACACCAGTATTTCTATTGTGTAATAATAATTCTCCATTAATCTGATCGGTTTCTGGGTAATAAATAATGGAATGTTCTGATAATCCAAAATAAAAACTAGTAGGATGGATATATTGGACATTATATATTTTAAGGTACTTCAGTGACCGGGTTTCATAATGAATAACACCCCTTTCTAGAGAAAAACTTAAGGTTAGACATTCATTATCAGGTCCCAAGGTTGTAAAACATGGATTATTTATATCGTTTTCTATGCAAAAATTAATAATTTCCTTGAAACTACCGAAAGATGAACTATATTTAGTAAAATGATCACCTTCTCTATGATCATAAAAATAATTTTCTCTATTTGTAGTAACTTCTGGGTAAAAACTATCACCAAATAAATAAGCAAGAGAATTACTATTACCCATACCGAAAAATAAGTTATATTAATAATATTTTTATAAAATTTTTTCGCGAGAGATAGTATTAATTACTTGGAAATAAGTGGTTTTGTTACTTTTATGGCTTAAGATAATTGGATTTCATTGATTGTTATCTAAAAATAGGAATTGTTAGTATTTGATCTAATAGAAATATCGAGTGATTCTAATATATCATGATGTTCTAATTGTTTAGTAATAAAATTACAAATCATCAAAATACCCATAAGTCCATTTAGAAGAGTCTTAAATATTCGTCGTTCTAAAATAGCTAAACAAGGATAATAAAGATCAGTCGATTTATCTTTTTGTTCATTGTAAGCCTCTAGAAAGCTGGTATAGTCAGTGGTCTGTAAGCTTCTTCTTTGTTCAGAAATAATTTGTAGTAGACTATTAATACTTTCTACATGACACGTTTGTAAATCGCAAGACAAATGGTTAACTCGGATAGCATTGATATAAATAAAAAGATTCAAAAGTATACGATCGGCTTTAGTGTTGATTTTATCAAACTGGTCAAAAAGACTAATTATTGTCGATATTTCCGAAGGTTTTTCTAAATTGGTCTTTTCTAAATGATCAGACAAAGTATCATAAGTATTATTGGTTTTTTCGGTTAACGATTTCAAACACTCTATATATCCTTGTTTAGAACTGGGAATCTCGGTGGTTTTCCAAATCTCGTCCATTCTATAATAAATAATAACATTATTTTCCGAGATTTTAGATAAATCTAAAATTTATAATTCAGCTAAGTCAGATACAATTTAACTACTTAGAGAGAAATAGTCTATATTTATTATAAAATCATGAATAACGAAGTGATCAATATTATAACACGTACTAGTAATCGTCCAAACTATTTCAAAGATTGTTATGATTCAGTGGCTGGTCAAATCGGTGGATTCAACGAAATTTGTTACTGGATAACTGCCGATGACGACATAACACAAACTTATTTAGCAAATTATGATAATATCCGTGTAGTACCTTTTAATCGACCTCGTAGGAAGAATGTGAATCATTTTCCCTACAATAAATATTTACATGAAGTTATGAATCTAATTGATAATGATGGTTGGGTATTAATATTGGACGATGACAATAGTTTGGCATTGCCGGAGAGTATCCAAAAAATTCGACTAGTCCTTGAAAAAAATAACTATAATCGTCAACAAGTATATATTTGGCAGGTTAAAATGGCTAATGGTGAAATATTACCTTTGGCTAGTTCAATGAAAAACCAAATGTTATCAGTTGATGAAGTTACTAATGGATGTTTTCTTTTTCATGTTATCCATAAGGATCTTATTCAATTTGAGACCAAAGTACAGGCTTCTTATCATGTTTTACAAACTTTGACTAAATGTTTGAAACCGATTTGGATACCAGAAATACTAGTACATAACAACAATATTCAAGGAAAAGGTGATGGAAATCGACTAGATCGTGAATTTTCAATGGGATTTCAAAATAAAGTGGTCGACTTACTAGGTCAAACCGATGAAATCTTGGAGGACGAAATTTTGGAAGATAAAATCTTGGAGGACGAAATTTTGGAAGATAAAATCTTGGAAGACGAAATCTTGGAAGATAAAATCTTGGAAGATAAAATCTTGGAGGACGAGATCTTGGAAGATACGAGCGAGGATCAGATTCTTAATACATTTCAACCGGCGGATAATCAAGCATCAGGTACAAAACAAGATACAGAGATCCGAGCTTTGCATATTCCTGAAACCGGATCTTCTCCTTCAGACAAGCATGTTTCCAGAACTTTCCAAATTGGTCCTACAAATACCGAAAACGATTCAAGTGATATTGAAATTATAAGAATTGATGATGAGTTTGATTCCCATGTTAATATAACCCATGAAGAAGAGGGGCCTAAATCAGATATCATTGAACGGGATAAGTTAATAGAGTCTTGTGAAAGTAAACACTCACAATCGGTACATCTTCAGCCTTTAGCTGATCTTGACCAGATATCGTCCCAAAATCAGGTAAGTTGTTTACAAAGTAGTGAATTTCCGTCCAATTTAGATGAACAAATTAATGATGTGGCCATCGAGGGTGATAATCAGTCTCTAGCAAATTCTAAAATAGTTAGTTTGTTAAGTATATTAACACATGACATTGAAAGAGTACTCAGAGAAATTGGCGAAATGAGACAAGAATTTCGAAATATTCAACAAAGACAAAGTGTGTCCGTATCACAGACGATATCTAATGTGACAAAACAGAATAAGAATATGGATTCTGTTCCAGTTGAATCAAATCGGTTGCCAGCGACAACGGCGAAATTGTCTCCACAATCGACAACTAAAACACATAAACATAAAACTACTAATATAGATGGAAAACAATACACGATAACAGATGATAGTGATGAAGATTCTGAGATAGGGGAAATGGAAAATGTGAATGCTAATGAGAATACAGAATCCAAGTGGACTGAAATATTAAGTCATTTTTATTTAATAACGACTCACCGAGGAAAGAGTGAATTGATGGATTCTCTAAGTGAAATCGCCAGTTATACATTGATTAATAAAAATAATAAGAGTTTCAATCAAATAATGCAAGAAATAGTGTCTGACTGTGAACAAAGTCAATTTAAAACGGTTGCGGTGATTAATTTTGATGAAGTTATTTTCAATTGCAAATTCTTACAGATCTTGGGGCAACAACTAGAAACCTTACCACAAGACTATGGATTAATGGGATTTTGTCAAAAAATTTTAAAGGGTCAATACCAGGAATGGGGAAAAATACATCCAACTTATAATGACTATCTGGCACTCTACGATGACTTAAAAGATATGTCAGAGGACAAAATCAATAGTCATTGGAAATCCTATGGTGTAAAGGAATTACGTGCACCATTTATCGGTGCACTGTCATCTAAAACTGAGGTGGATTACAATTATGGTTTTATTTTGAATCATAATGCGTTACAACGTCTTGGTAACATTCTTAATAATACCAACAAAGATATTTTAAAACGTGACAACATCATTAGTGAATACCAAAAAAATTATGGTAATGGTTATTACAGTGTACCCAATTTAACTATTCCTAGAATGCCAAAGACACGAATTAAGAAGATCTGTCAAGCAAATGGTTGGTTTGCCAATTTTTTCTCGGAGTCCGTAAGATAAGAACTTAAAGAGAATAACGATTTAGAAACTATATCAAATGTCTACTAACATCATTGCTAGTACCAATACTAGTGTTAATATTAGTGTTACGTCTTTAAAACGAGGTAAGGTTCACTCATTATCTATTCCTGATCTTCGTAACAAAAAGAAGGTTTTACGCACTATTAAATTAACAGTTAGAGAAAGTGAAGATACTGACACTAAACATTCATTTCATATTGCCGAATTAAAAATTGTTTCAAATGGGAAGATTCTTTGGACAGTTTCTCCGACTCTTCTAAATCGCCTTGAAGATCAAATCGAGGTATTGGACCCTTATAGTCTTGATAATGCAACTAATCTTATCTTACAAATTAGGCCAACATCGGATTGCGATGGAGTTGATTTGGTTTTAGAATATGGAGAACATGATGGATACCCGCTTTATCATAACGAATGTAGTTCGAAAAATGTTGACGACCGACATAATTTTTTAGAAAACTTAGTAAAAGAAATGTCCAAAATCCAGGTTACTAAAATCGATTTGTTAGTCAATTCTCCCAATATCGAATTATTAAAGATTACTGATCCTTACATGGTGAATGGGAATAGTTACCAGATCAACGTCAAGAAAGAGAATGAAGGTCAATTTCCAATTGTAGGTGAAATATTTGAAGTAGAACTTAATAATATTAGTGATTTATCTCGAGCCAATTTAGATTTTTTTGATAGTGAGAACAAAACTGTATTTCCTGAGTTAGTGGGTGCTATTATTTGGGGCTTTTCCTTGTAGTTAAGAGTGCAGAGAAGTAAAAATTTAAATGTTATTTTATTTATTTTAGTTATTATACAAAAACTGAACATGGAAAAGATATATGAAAAGAATGAAAAAGATCAGGATCAACCCCGATTTGCATTAGACCGAATTGATAAAGTTCCAGACTTAGGTGTTCATATATTGAATACTCCTTGGGTCTTGTGGTATCATTCAAGCGATAATAATGATTGGTCGATTGATGGTTACCAACAAATTATTGAAATAGGAACGGTTGAAGAATTTTGGTTGACTTTTAATAAAATTCGTGACTTTACTATAGGAATGTTTTTTTTAATGCGCAAAGACCATTTGCCAATATGGGAAAGCTATCAAAGACCAGTTCACTTTTTGAAATATCGTAGTAATAAGAGACAGTTCTATCAACAATGGCTAAATTTATGCAAAGCACTAATTGGAGAAACTCTTTTAGCCAAATCAGATAGTACGAGTGACGTTTCTGAAGTCGTTGGAGTATCATTGAGTCCAAAGTTTAAGAATTTAATTATAAAAATCTGGACTCACCACACCAGTTTGCCGGAACTTAATCCTCAATTAGAAATAGCCTCGGAAACACCAATTTTCGAATAAAGTATGCAGTTAAAATTTCGTTCTTGTGGTTATTATAAATAACAGATGCCAGATTTCCAGATCATAAATCTGATCCATTACTTAGTAGTGACGATAATCATTTTACCATTATTAGTTACTAATAATGTCCAAATCTTATACTTTGCATTAGGTCTATCTATTATTACTTGGTTCAATTGGTTAATTTTAGGTAAATGTATCTTAACTGTAATAGAACATGGTGGACATGAAGGATTTATTTATAGGATCATTTCCCCATTTATTGATATCACGGAAAACGGACTAAATAAAATATTATGGATCATATTAACCGTCTTGATAATTCTCTATATAGTTAAAATAAATTCAGTCGTTTCTACGGTTCAACCTTATCAAAGATAAATATAAACTTCGGTTGTGCAACCGCTAATTAATATTAATGAGAAGCCAATCCCATTAATATTAATTGTTACTGGTACATTAGTTGATATTTCTGGTTCGGAAACGGAGTGAATTATAGGTTTATATTCAGTCTAATCACCACAACTTGTTTGAATAATCACAAAAAAAATCAAAATTTATAGAAATAATTAGTATTAAAGACGATAATGTCCGTCTGTTTTAGTCTTGATCGTTCTAAAGTCACTCTATTTTCCAAATTATTAGACACCTTGCGAGCTTTTGTTCCAGAAGCCAACATCGTTCTGAATGAAAAAGGCATGTTACTGAGTAATCTAGACTCTACTCATACAGTTATCGCAATGGGTTCTTTAAATAGTGATTTTTTGGGTACTGTAAAGCGATTTGGAAACACAGAAGAGAGTGATAATAATGGCATTGCTATTAATTTAGATGAATTGTATAAAATCCTGAAATCTACCACCACACGATTAGTTCAAGCCGATTTCAAAATCTATGACGACAAAGTCGAAACTCTTTTATTAGGTGCTAGTCAACGACAAAAATCACTTTTTACTCTTGATACATATCATACCGATCGTGATTTTGCTTGTCTGAGTTCAAATATTGATGAGAATTTAGATGAATATACTACTAAGTTGACTTTTAGTACAGTCGATTTTCGTGAAATACTTAATTCAATCAAAATTTTTAAAAGTGAACAGGTGACTATTCAATACGAAGAAGACTATAATCGCATTACATTTCTTACTGGCGAACATAACCAACACAAAATAGAATACGTTTTACCTTTCCTCAAACACCCTGTCTCTTATCTGGACATGGAAAAGGAAATCATTGAAGAAGAAATTATTGAAGAGATGGTGCCAACTGAGCCAATAATTTTACAATTAGGTACAGATCGTTTACTATATCTAGCTAGAGCTCTTCAACTGTCAACCAATTTACAAATTATGTTAAAGTCCGATTATCATCCAGTTTATTTTAGTTTTCATATAGAAGATGATCAATCTAATCGATTGGTTATTGGACTTAGTCCAAGAAATGCCTAAATACTATAGTATAATAAGTATAATTTGAAGTTTTTAGGCCAAAATGGTTACTGGACGACTAATAACAGTTGGTCGATTTTGATGTAGTTCTTTGTGGGCACGAAGAACAGGGATAATATAATCTTTCAAAATTGGACCCGCCCGTCTAAGTAGACTCAGTAGTGTTCTAAAATTACCTTTGCGGAAATTAACCAACAGATTTTCCCATACAGTAACAGGTACCAAAGGCCGAATAGGAACTAGGACAGGTGGTACTGGTTCTATGTTCATCATCGTATGTGGATAATATGTGTGAACTTCTTGTACTACGTGGTCAGGACAATGATTGCGCCAACTATTATTAACTACTTCAGTGGTAGTGATAGGTACATTAACTGGAGCAAAACCTGTACAATTGGAAAAACTACAACTAGCACTTTCAGGTCCATCTCGATAACTAGGTGGTGGTGGAGGTGGATCGGGGTCGCTAAGATGTGATGGAATTTCATTATCCCAATGGTTTGTGATAGGAGTTGGGGTTACTTCAGTCCAGGTTTGATTATTGACTGGATAGTGATTGTTAGAATGAATGGGATATGACTCACTAGGATTGAATTGATATAAATGGGTCATTTGTATACTACATCTGGAGACTTTTTCTCTATGTTCTTAAACTTTTTTTCTTAATTTGTTTCTTGAAAAACAAATTTATACTTTATGTTGATCAGTCCAGTTTTAATGGAAAAGAATTATCAATTGTTTTCATTTTAAACGCATTAACATGAAAACACTTTGATAAACTATAACAACTTACTCTCTCGGATTTCTACCATGAAGTTAGAAGCTTGTACGATTCAGAGTCATCATATCAAACAGTTTTTTTCTAGTCTGAAAGAACAAATAACTGATACCGACCTGGAATGTAGTTCCGATGGCATCAAAATTCGTTCTATAGATGTAAATCATGTCGTATGTGTTCAAGCCGAACTTTACGCTGATAAGTTCGAACATTTCAACTGTGATGAACCGTTTACTATTGGAATTGATGTTATGTCGGTGAACAAGATATTAAAACATATTGTCAATGGGGATATATTGACTTTATTTGTTGAAACTGATGAATTCAGCGGTGACGTGTTTGGAATCAAGATTCAAAATGATTCCAAGGCCGAGGACTGTGTGTTTTATATTGATCCAATTGATACTCATGTTAATAGTTTCCGTTCAGAGGATCTTAATTATAGTGTGAATATTAGTATTCCTTCGGCCGATCTTCAATCTATTATCAGTAAATTAAAAAATACCGGGAGTGAGGTTCTACAGTTAATTTACAAGAACCAAACCTTAACATTTATTGCGAAAGGTGACGTAGCCAAGGCAACTATTACTCGTCGAAAACCTGAAAACGGTATGAATGGAATTACAATTCAGAAAGATGAATGTGACAGTTTGATTACGGTATTCTTGAATATTAATAAGGTATTTGAATTTACTAAATGTACGAATTTATCACAATTTGTTACCTTTTTCTTGCAGGCCGATAATCCAGTCTTTTTTGAATACCAAATTGGTAGTTTGGGACGTATTCGTTTAGGTTTAAGTCAACGTACAGTTCCCGAAAATTGGTATTAGATAGTATACGGGCGGACGGATATTTGTTTTTTATTATAATCAAAGAAATCGCGGGCTGGAAAGATAACTCAACTGAAGATAGAAACAAGCCGGTGATTCAGCAAAAGTAAAGATTTTGTTTTTGAAAATAATTCATTTTTTAGAACAAAATCCCTCATATGTGCTTATAAGCAGTGCGAAATATATCAATAATATTGATCAATACTCCGAATATCAAAAGTGTAATGAGCGATGAGTTCATATGACCCCGAAAAAACACTTGAGACAAGTTGCAAGACGGGCTATCCTATGATCCAATATGTTAGATAAAAAAAATCTGGCTCACAGATAACAAGCTAAAACTTGCCCCACAAGAAGCTTTGCTTCCAAGAGAGTGATAAGAGTCCAGTTGCTTTCCTTGATTCTAGTGCCTTATTAGGGGCTTTAATAGCTAGTAGTAAGATGGTTTTATTTTAATTGTCGCGACTTGAAAAGTTCTTCTTTAAAGTTATCATCGATTTTCAAAAGTTCGATAATGGTTTTATCCAAATTCCGTACATTTTGGATACTATTGTCTTTAACTATATTAACAATTTTCCGTTTGGTTGCCTTTATGGTTGATTCCTTTTGTGATTTTTTTTGCTCATTGTAGAGTTTGCTATAGGTGGTGGCCAGATAATTAGATTGCCCTTCTTTAGGATTATAACCGAGGACTTCATCATCATCTAGATTTACAATATGTGGTTCCAATCCAAAAACCACTAGAAATTGATAGTAAATAGACAAGTGATCCTTAACTTGCCACCTATTAATTCTGACTCGACCTATGTTGTGTAGATTTCTGATCAAGTATATTTCATAGGAATCAAGATAGTAACTTTTGATTAGACTGACTAACTGTTTTATCCCCGCATCTTCTAGATATGTTTCCCAACTTCTACCACGCCATAATTTCAATCTATTAACCATTTTATCAAAGAAAACGTTGAAATGAATATATTCTCCGGATTGATGTAGTGTACAGTTATTGACAATATTGAAAAGATCATCAAGGCCCAAGAAATATCCATAAGTCATATCACCTGTTTCCAATCTTTTAACTAGTATTTCATATTTCTTTTCCAAGTCATCTTCAATGTCAAGAACTGGCAATTTTTGATGATCCGTTAGTAATTTCACTTTATCAAGTGATTCCATACTATTCAAGATACCTAACATCATATTGTAATTATTAATATTGTTTTGGATCGGTTTTTGGGTCTCTGGATGGTATTCATGATGATTTAAAACTTCCTCTCTAATTTCATCAGTCAGATACAACCCGTTTTTATTAGGACACAAACGTACTCTATATAAATGTCTTTTCATGTCGGTTCTATTACTATTTGTATAGTTACATCGAGGACATACATATATCGTTTTTTTATTGGAACTCATCATCTCTATAATATTATAAGTTAAAAATAAAACCTAAATAATTTTGCGTGAAAAGACGTAAAAACACGGAAAAAAACGAAATAGAGAACAAATTCCTGGACATCAAGTTAGTGTAGATGGGAAAACTATTAATGTCATAGACATTGCATTGTGATCTTATCATCAACTCAGAAAAATACAATCTAAAAATTTAGACACTATGAGTTTTTTTTTCTGAGGGGGAGGGGGGTCAATTACGAGAAAACATGTTTTTGAAATTTTTGAAATTTTGACTCCTAATTATCGTATAAATTTTTCTTGGAAACTAGAATCTGGGTCGTTCTGAAACGGAAAAAGACGGAAAAAAGCGGAAAAAGACGAAAAAGGACGGAATTTGACGGAACAATACTCATCGGTATCTAATATATGAGATTAGATCACCTATTAATGTATAATTATGGCTATTAGAGTAATAACGTTATCTCTCTCCGATTCACTCTATCCATTTCCTAATATGGTTTATTAATGTCCTATTAGGATATATTAGCGACCTTAATATAGTATAAGATCAGTGAGTTAAACTCATCGAGCTTTGATTAAAAATCTAATTCATCGAGCTTTGATTAAATTAAACCCATTTCTCTTTCATACATTATTAGTGCCCTATTAGCGACCTT